TGAACTTTTTGAGATTTGGTAAGCTAGTTCGTTATTTCTACCAGCACTATTTACTGTGTCCTGAGTACCAGAAACAATAACAGATTTTCTTGAAATCTGCGTTAGGTTACTGATTCTTTTAGTAGGATTAACTGCTAAAAAAGGAATCTCATCACCCTCTATTTGTGCATTAGCTCCAGCTTGTGCAAGAGCATCTGTTTGCCACTCATGCAAAGTTGCAGTTGCTTTTGATTTACCAATTGCACTCAGTAGTGGGGTATCTGTTGGTGAGATATTATAAATAATATCTGATAGGTCTTCTCTGTTCCCTTTTGCTTGAAAAGTTTGGAACGTATTTGCTATTATTCCCATGTTTATTTTTCCTTGTTGTTGAGGTTATTTGTTAGTTATCATGTCTAAGAAAACATCTTGAGCATCTTTAATATGCCCTGTTTTTCTTAAACGACTAAATTTATCTTTTCTAACTTTTAAATTTACCTCAGATTTTGTCTGCTTAACGCCTGATGAAAAAGGTTTGCTAGGTTTAAGAATCTTTTTTGCTAAATTCGGTTTTGAATTTTGCATATTCCTATACTTCATAGCATCATTAACCAACATCACTATTCTATGATCGTACACTTGAGCAACTTCTGAATCGTTAAATCCATAATTATTTAATGTACTTTTCATACCAGCTTTTAAGTTTTGAGATTTTGCAGGATCAGAAAATTCTGGCATTTTTAATTCCAATTTTTTCTGTTGGTCTTGCAAAAAAGTATCAAATTGCTTTTTTTGCTCTGATTGGGTTTGTTGCATAGCAAGATCCAGCTTTTGTTGCTTTCTCTTTAACTTATGCTCAATCCTTGCAGCTTCAGTTGGGTTTTCATCATACAACTTTTCTAATTCAGCAGAATCATATTCTGTGTTTAGCTGTTGTTTAGCAAGTGACAAACTCTGATTTAAATCATTAAGTTTTTGAGAGTAGTCTAGTCTTTGCTTTTCAGACTCAGATTGAAAGTTCTTTCTCTGATGAGAAAGTTCTTCCGTCTTTTGTCTGTAATCAGCATCTCTTGAGTAACCATTTCTCAACTCATCAAGGGTAACATCTAATTCTTGACCTGCAACTTTTACCTTGTAGGTGGAATTTTCTAGTTTCTCTTGAGTATCAATCTGTTCTTCGTCTTGAGATACATCTTCGGAAGTTTCTTCTTCAGTTTCGTCTTGCGACTCCTCCTCAGTTTCTTCTTCCTTTATTTCCTGTTCCTGAGGTTGATCTTCTTCAGATTCCTCATTTGTTGGTTCAGGAGAATTTTGTTTAATTTCTTTCTTTGGAGCTTCTTGTTGTCCAATAGTTTCTTCTGCTTGTGGGTTTAATAAACCATTTACAGCTTGTTGTGCTTTTTGTAAATCAGTTTCAGATCCTTGTAATGGATTGCCTTGATTGTCTGACATATGTTTCCTTGTAAGTTAAGTTCCTCTTATGAGGTTGACTTATCCTAACCTTAGTGGCTAGAATTTTTGGTTTTCAATCTGGTTTCTATAATCTTCCAATTGTTTAGAAGCTAGTTTTCCAGTATCAATAATTTCTAATAAATTTTGCTCAACCTTACTTACAACATTGTAAGCTAACCAAAGTTTTTCTCTAGTTTCAGTTTCGTTTGCACCAGTATTTAATAAACTTGTAGAATATAAACTTCTTAATTTATCAAATGATTCTTTTAATAATGGATCTTCAAAAAGCTGACTAGCTTTGTTCGCTTGGCTCAATTCTTGGTTGAGCTTGTCCTGTTCCAGGTTGTTCATTTGTTTTAATACTTTCTTGTGGTTTATTTATAGTGTCCACTTCTTCTGATAGTTTGTCTGCTGATAATTTTGCTGCCAACACTTGCTTGTTCACACTTGATAAAAGAACTTTATCTAAATCTGCGTCTGCTCTTAGTTGTTCGCTATTAATTTGTGTAGAATATTTAAGTTCCATTTCTTTAATTTTAGTTTCAAATTCCAAAACCATTCTAGCATTTTTGCTTTTAATTTCTTTCATCTGTAATTCAAGATCAGCTTGTTTTCTTCTTTCCTCAGAAGCTATTCTGCTAAATTCAATTTTTTCAATTGGAGTAGGTTCTGGTGGAGGACTAGGTTTAACAAACTGCATACCCTCATCAGGATTAATAAAGTAATTTTCAACATTTTTAAGTCCAGCTTCTTCAATAATTTTAGCTAAAGAATTATAAATGTTTTTTAAATTAACCATTGGGTATTCTTTATTGCCTTGCAATTGGAAAGCCTGAAGTTGTTTTTGTAAAATATTATTTAACATAGCAATTTGTTGATCTTTAGAACCAGCTCCAAGTCCAACAGTAATTGAAATGTTGTATTTATTTCTCCACTCAGTAGGTTTAACAGCAACAAACTTGTTATTTAACTCTACCATTCTTTCTTTGCTTTGATATTTAACTGTAAGCTCAAATATTCTATTAAATAAATCTTTAATTCCTGTTTCAGCAAATACTCTAGCAATTAGTTCCATTCTCATTTGAGATTGGTTCATCATGGTATTTACACCTGTTGCAGTTTTATTTAAAGCATCTGCATCTAAGCCTTGTGAGTATCTTGTAACACCAGTTCTTGATTCTCTAACTGTATCTAAATATTCTAATAATGGAAAAGCCTGTTGCGAAATAGTTTGATTTTGCATTGGCATCATAACTTGAGATGGTGGTTGTTTAGTTCTTACAACTCCTCCAGGTCTATTTGTTAGTAGGTCATCAAGGTTGACCATTCCGTCCATTACTGCAACTCTGTTATTATTTGTTAAATACATATTATCTAATAACTGTCGCATAACAGTAGATTTAACTAACTGAACATCTTCAACAAGTTCAGCAACTGATCTACCATAAAATCTGTGTGGCATTGGGATAGGAGTTAAAGAGCAGAAAGGAATAAAATCGCATGACATATTTTCTAAAATTGTACTGCCATTACTTCCAGCTACGATAACTTTTCTTAATTCGCTAACACCATCTCCGTCCATATCAACTTTAATATAGCACTCATAAATTTCAATTTCAGATCCTGATTTATCTGTAGCATCAGCAAGAGGATCTTCGTCTATATCAGCATACCTTGCTAATCTTTCCTCATTCATAGTAACACTATTTTGTGTAGGTAAATTTTCAACTACATCTTTATCAAAACCCATTTGAATTAAATCTGATCTAGTTTTTAAAACTCTATGAGCTACAAAATTTGCATCTTCAATAGTCTTTGCAGACCTTTGAATTAAAAATTCTTCAGGTGGAATATTTTCTATTTTAACTTTACCAGAATTTGTTGTTCTTTTAATCTTACAATTATATAATTTGGGATCTGGTATGTTTCCCATATCTTGACCTTGAGCTAATGCTAAGGCTTTTAATTTTTCTAATTCTTCTTTACCAAATTCATCTACAAAAGATTCTTCTTCAACAACTTCAACATCATTGTCATCAACCAATACATCATATTCTTCTTTGCTTAAATTTTCATAAGTTTCTTGCTCAACCTTTTCAGATTCGTCCCAATAAACTTTTACAATTCCATTCTTTTCAATTAAGGCATCTTTGAACCAAGTATAAAGAATTGAGAAACCATGATTGTCTTTGTTAAAAATATAGTTGATATAGTTAGTTGCTTGATCTGCAAGTTCTACATCTTCTGCTTTAACTGGCTCACACTTAACAACTTGGTGTGATGCTGTAAAAATTCTAAGTAAGCTAGGTAATATAGTTTCAACAGTATCAGCTACATCAGTTGATATAACCTGTGATCTACCATCAATCTCAGTACCTAAGGGTTCTCCCATGTAATACTCTAAAGATTTTTTTCTTTGAGAGGATAAAGCTCCCCCCATAAAACCCATAGAGTTATTAATCTCTTGTCCTATAATACTTTTTAATTCTAAATCTGTTACTTTATTTGCCATATTAAACTATATAATTTGTTTCTACTGGTATTGATTCTTTCCAGTTACTAATTTCTACACCCTCACCTACTATGCCTGTTCTAAAGCTGTCAGCTCCATGTGACGCAAAATTGTGCATGGGTTTATTTCTAAAACATTGGTTCTTGTCGTCCCATCTTTTTTGATAAGCCTTTAAATTCTCTATTCCTTTTTGACAGTTATTCTTGTCAAACCAACAATTAGGAATTGATTTTCTGACAGCTTCAATACCATCTTCAATAGATAGTTTTGGTGCTACATCAAAAGCAATACCTAATTCTAAAGCACTCTCCAATCTTGATTTACCAAAATTGCCAATCTCCCTTACTTTGATATCATGGGGAGCTATATGCTTTGAATACTCATAATCTTTTCTATTAAGGACATCTACATAGTGATCTAAACCCTCACCTGCATTTTCATAATAATCTATTAATCTGATCTCACCTTTATACTTCTGGACAAACCATATTGCTGTGGAGTCATTTAAGCCCAAATCCCACCATGTTTCTACATCAAGGTTGTCATCATACAGATTGTCTGTAATACGTCCCTTAGACTCTAACAGCTCTATTAAAGCACCATAATAAGAACCTGTTATGGCAGCTTGGAAAGAACACTCAAACTCTTGTTCATATAGATCGTCTGACATCATTTGCTTTGCAGCTTCTAATTCTTCAGGATCTAATATGTTGGTTTCGCTAGATTTAAATAAACCAGCATACCAAGTTTCATTCTTCTCAGCTTGTCTATAAAGCTCATAGAAATGGTTTCTACCCTTAGGTGTACCAATAAAGACACACCACCCTTTTCTATCGGCTAATGCTGGTCTTATAACTTCTGGAAATATTGTTTGTTTAATGGATTGAGTTTCGTCAAAAACACAACCATCTAAAAAGATACCCCTTATGGCTTGATCGTTTTCTGCTCCAAGAATTGTTATCCTTGCACCATTTGGCAGATCACACCTTAATTCTGATTCATTAAACTTGGTACCAGGTATCTTTCCTGCAAACTGTTTAATGTAGTCCCAAGCTGTAGATTTACCTTGCTTAAAAGTTGGCGATAAAAATGCGTATCTAGGGTTTGGCAAAGGACAAGTTAAAGCAGCTTTAATCATGTGATTAATCATCATCACAGTTTTTCCTGCTCTCCTATGTAAAACTAAAACACAAAATCGGTGCTTATCGATTTTTTTGTGCAAAAAATTTTGAAGTTCTCTTGGCTTATATGGAATGATGATTTCTGGCATTTTTAAAACAAACCCCCCTTAATGTACTGTAACTCCCTGAGGTACATTTAATAAATCTTCAATACCAAGATCGTCCATGATATGAGTTGAGAAATATCTACATTCAGACAGATCGTTAAAGCCACCAAAGTGTACGACAACAGATTTACTGCTTTCCATAATATATATTACTGCTGAGTAACCTTTTTCTTTATCGTCAAAATCCATCATAAAAAATCCTTGTTTAGTTGTGTATAAGTCCTAACGATATATGCGACCCCACAACTTTTTTTTTGGGTGTGCCTCTTTTTTTACCCCCCCTAAAACCTCACTATTAACCAATCAAAAAAAGCATTTGATTGTTAATCAATTGGTATTGCTTAATTTCTGTTTAAAATCGTAGTTTATAAGATGTCATGTTGCTTAGATGTTGCAAAATATAAATAATATATGTTGTTCTATCTATTGGTAAGCATTTGAAGTCTATATCTGTACTGTATCAGTTTGCATTTATAGATTGAGTGAATTAAACAAATAACAAAGTAATCACTTACTAATTGCTACTGTTCCCACTTAATTGAAATAGGTTTATCACCACCATTTAAGGTCAACTTAGTATCTTTTCCATACCTGATCGGACTTAAAACGGAGGACAACCATTTCGCATTGGATTGCATTTCTTTAATCAAATGAGCAAATGGTAAACTATTGTCCATCTTGCCACCATTCTCTAAAGTTGCAATGCTTTCTGTTAATTTATCTTGAGCTTGTGCAATAACCATTTCAATGCCTATCTTTTTACAATTATAATACTGATCTTGTAACTTCTCATTATCTTTTAATTTTTGGCTAAATGTAGCCCATGAAACCATTGTCGGATCTTTGGTTATGGATCTAATGCTTTCACCCTCCATAAGTCTATTGAGTATGATTGTTTCCATAGCTTTGGAATATTTAATATTTGACATAATTTATAGTTTATAATTGTTCTAATGTAAGTTGTAGTTGTTTTCTCTGAGATTAATTAATTTAATTTGATGTTATAATAAGGTTGACACTTAGTGATTGCTTTGGTATTAAGTATATATGTTTGAAATTAACTTAATAAATAGGAGC